AAGGTTTATCTAATTTTTTATCTGATATGGGTAAAAAGTTAATAGAATACGGAACTTTAGCAGTAATAAAAGGAAAATTAGATTTAGCAATTTTAGCGGGTGGCCCAGTTGCAATTGGTGCGGGTATCGCTGCTATTGCCGTGGGTGTTGCCTTAAGTGCTGCTGGTGCTGCTATTGGTCAATTAAGTTCTAGTGGTTCTAGCGGTTCAAGTGGAGGCTCAAAAAGAGATACAGGTTCAAGCAATTTCAGCGGTTCAAGTGGAGGCGGTAACTTTGGCGCATCTAGTGGAGGCACTGGAGGAGGCGGCACTGTAGTCTTTGAAATAGCTGGTACAAAATTAGTAGGTGTTTTAAGTAAGACATTAGATAGAAATAAAAGTTTAGGAGGTTCTTTAAGTATATAAAAAAATATGGCATTAAAATACTATTTCGAGTTTACAGACGTAGAAACAATAATACATAGGGTTGAAATATCTAACACTGCATTTAGTGGGGATTCCACAGAAATCAACGGTAGTTGTTCTTTAGAGTATTCAGAAACAAAAGACACTTTAGAACCTGTTAAGGGTTCGGGTTTGCAAATAGATTTAGACGCTAATAGTGATTTAACTTTTTACGATTTATACAGTGAAGAGGAGCGTACTTTTTCAGTTGTTTATAAAAGAGACAATGTAACACTTTTTAACGGTTGGTTATCGCCTGAGGGAATATATGAAAGTTTAGTTTCTGACAAGTGGGTAATATCTTTAGACTGTACCGATGGCTTAGGGTTTCTTGCTAATTTGTCCTATGTAGATGACTCTACAGGCTTACCTTTTAGCGGTAAGCAAAGTGCTTTAGAAATTATTACAAACTGTTTAAAACGAACTAAAACGCCTCAAAACATACTAACATCTATAAACATATACTATAACGGTTTATCTCAACTTTTAGATTCATTTGATAACATTTATTTTAACTCAAATAGATTTATTAAAGATGATGACAACACCACTATAATGGATTGCGAAGAGGTTTTAAAATCGGTTTTAGAGCCTTTTGGTGCGGTTATTACTTCTTATAAAGGTGAGTGGGCGATTTATAAACCAAATTATTTGTCTTACGCATCTTCTCAGGTGTTTTTTACTTATAACAGTAACGGTGTCTCTTTAGGGGTTGCTAAAATAATAGATTTTACTTTTGATTTAGGTAGTCAAATAGACAACTATTACCCACACCACGTAAATGCAAATCAACAAAAAACAGTTAAAAGCTCAATCGGTGCATATAGGATAAATTATAAATATGGTTTAGTTAAGTCTTTTATTAGCAACACATTACTTAAAAGCAATAGTGATACTGATATCCCAGATTATACAATACAAGACGCTTCTTTTTTGACTTTTCCATTAGATAGAACTGGTATTTTTATAGACTCAGATTACGACGCAGCAACACAAACACAAACAGACGTATTAACTTTAAGTAATTCGATAACATTTATTGAAGGTGATAGATTTATCTATAAGTCTACAGTTTTTACAGATGATTTTAATAACGCAAGCCAAGTACTTGTAAAATTTGTAGGTGTAACGACTACATACTACTTAAAATTAAATCAATTAACAGCAGGTAACGGTACAACTATTGAAGAGTATAGCTCTACTTGGGAAACAACTTTTAACACTATTTTACAGTTTTCATACGGAAGCAATAGACCCTATAGAGGTGAAATGAATTATATAATAAATTCCTTAGAGTTTCCAGAGGATGGGGTTTTAGAATTAATTATAATGAACTCAGTTAAAAGCTCAGCAACTACAGGAAGTGTAGAAATAAGGGAATTGAGTTTAGACCCTATCTCTTTAAATGATGATATAAAAGGAGAGAACCATACTTTTCAAAGAACACTAAAGCCATCCTCTAAGATTAAAGATGTAAAAGAAGTTTTCAACGGAGACAATCCGTCAGATATTTACATTGGTACAATTTACAAAGATGACGAAGCAACCCCTACTGATTTCTGGACTAGAAAAAATGAAAATGAAGTAAAACCAATTTTACAAATAATGGGCGAGGAACGGATGAAAATGTACGCTAAACCGTTACAAGTTTATAGCGGTGATGTATACGGATATTTTAACTATTTATCTATAGTTACTATAAATAACTTAACCGGTAAATTTATGGCAACAAAATATAATTATAACGCCTTAACTAACATAACATCTTTAGAATTAACAGAGGTTTTAAATACTGACATATTAAGCGACATAGATTATGAGGTTACATTTGACTACGGAAATGTAGTTGAACCTACAATCAAAGGTTAATACTATGTAATAAATTTTATTTATATTTGTTATAATTATGATAAATGGAAGTTATAGCGTTTTATATGTAAAATGGCAAGGTAATTTTTTACCGATAGGATGCCTTAATTCTGATAGTTTTAATGAAGAGTCAGAGATGTTAGACACCACTACTAGAGATAATGGCGGTTGGAAAACATCAAGGCCAGCATCTCAAAATTATAACTTTTCATTTGACGGACTGGTTGAAAACACTAATTTTATAGGCGGGGATTTTACTAAAATAAGTTTAGATAGATTAACAGTTTTAAAAAGAACAAGAACCTTAATACAATGGATAACACAAGACAATAATCTTGTTTTTGTGGATAGTGGATATGGTTATATAACAAGTTTATCAGACGTATCTAATATAGATGAGTTTATAAGTTTTACTTGTGAAGTTGAAGGAGTTTTTTCTCCTAAAAGCGAATCTTCTGCGTTAGATGTTTTAGAGTTTGAATTACAACACGATATATAAAAAATAAAAATATGCCTTTAATTACATTCGCCGACAAAGTAGATTCTAAAGTATCCTCATCGCCATTAATTAATAAGATAGTAGCGAGTGATATGAACCAATTAAAAAATGGAGTCAATTCAAATGAAACACCATATAAATCATTAGTATTACTATTAAATCAAACAGGAACTAACGCACCTGTTCCTACTGAGGTTTATAACAACACTGGCGAGGTATTTGTTTGGTTTTATGTTAGTCCGGGTGTTTATACTATAACTTGTACTAACGCACCTTTTACGGTTGGTAAAACGGTTGTAAATTTTAATAATGGTTATGAAGTTAGTAGTAATAAATGGCGACAAATAAACACAACTATAGTCGAGATTAACACACTTAATAACGATAAGTTTGTTAACGGTTCTTTTGAGTTAAAAATATATAATTAAAACTATGACAAAAGGGGATTATAACATTTTATACATAAAATTAAACGGTCAGTTCTTGCCTGTTTCTTGCATTACCTCCGATAGTTTTAGCGAGCAATACGATATTATAGATTCGGTAAGTATGAATAGCGCTAGTTGGAAGACGTCAAGACCAACAAACCAAGGTTATAATATTTCATTTGACGGACTACTTGAAAACACTAATTTTGATAATGGTAACTCTAATCATATAAGTTTAGACCGATTAAAAGTTTTAAAAAGAAATAGAACAAAAATAGAGTGGAAAAAACAAGAGCAAAACTCGTCTTTTTTTGACGTGGGATTTGGATACATAACAAGTCTAAGTAAAAACTCAAATATAGATGAATTTATAAGTTTTAGCGCAAATATACAAGGATTTGGTACACCTATAAACACGTCTTTAGAAGAGTTTAACTTACAATATAACTTACAATTTATACTATAATGGCAAAAATTAACTATACAAACAAAGTAGACACAATAACTAGGGACGTACCGGAAATTAACAAAGTTACTGCTGCGGATATGAACGAGATTAAGGCATCCGTAAATATTAACGTCGATAATATTACTTTAGCTAAAACAGCAGCAGGTACTACTTTAGACGATACAAACTTAATAGTCTCAAAAGAAACCAATTTACAATCCTATTCAGAATCAAATGATGCAGCAGTATTAAAAGCAAGAGGTACAGGTGTTTCGTCTAGCTACATTTCTTCTGCATCTGTTGGAGGTACTACTTTTGCACAAGGAGCGCTTACTGGCGAAATTAATGGAGACCAAGGTTATTTTAATGTAAATTATGCGGGTGCTACAGGTGTAACTGTTTCAAATTTAACAGCACCTAATACTTTTGTCTACGTAAACAGCGCGGGCACTTTGTCACAACAGACAAGCGAGCCAACTAGAGAAGATTGGGTAAGAAAGGTGTTTACAATGCGTATTGCAGTAGACATAGTAGCTGAAACAATATTAGGTTTTGAATTTTTAAACAACCCGATTGGTCATTATGCCAATAGTATAAGAGATATCTACAAAGCACTTATTGTACAAGGTGTGCCGTTTAAAGAAGACCAAGTTGTAACAGGTAGGTCTACTGATTTGGGGTTTGATGTTTCAGCTGGTACGCTTTTAGAGTTTGGTGGAACAGGAAACATATATAAGCCAAACACTAAAGACTTTAGTTTAGTACAAAATGCAACTTTTTTCTTATCAACTAGAACCGCATTTGATGCAGGTACAAATACAGATTTGCCAAAGTTTTGGGATAACAACGGAACACTAACAGCTATAGGCTCTACTACATTAGTAGGGCATAGATTATATAGGTTTAGCAATGGTAATCTTGCTTTACAGTACGGTCAAGGAAATTACGCAAATATGACACTTGCAAAAGTGGGTGCAAGATTGGAAGAATACGTATTAAACCCCGCTTTAAAAAATGCTACTTTTTTCGGTTGGTGGTTTATAGAATCTACAGCTACAAACACAGGAGGAACAACTTTAACAGACTTTGTTGAGTATACGTTAGGAGTTCAAGGTGGAAGTTCTAACAGTTTATCAGGATGCTTATTAAAAGGCAATAATTTATCAGACCTATTAGATACAAGTGTTGCAAGAACTAACTTAGGAGTAAACACAACAGCTAATCAATCAGATAGTACTGATAAACGTTTTATGTCAGATTCTCAAGAATCTAAGTTAGATAATATTGAAGCTTTAGCAGACGTGACTGATACAGCAAATGTTACAGCCGCAGGCGCTGTAATGACTACAGGAGACCAAAGTATAGCAGGAATTAAAACTTTCACAGATAGTGTAATTGCAACAACTCAGGCAAATGCAACAGACAATACTACAGTAGCTACTACTGCTTATGTAAAAAATCTTATTGGAGAAATACCAGCAGGTTTAAGTTTTGAGGGCACTTGGAACGCTGACACAGACACACCGAACTTATCTGCATTAA